TTATAGAGAAATAAATGATTAATTATTGTGTTGGATGTAATATTTCTCATCCTGATTGGGGTTGGAAATATAGTGCAGAATTTGAAGGTTGGTTGTGTACTAAATTTCACACACCAAGCGGTGCCAGTGAGATGGTTTCGGAAGAGACTGAAGAGGGAAGAAAAGAATATTTTAACAGTCTTCTTCAACCATATAGAGGCGGGGTTTTATCCAAAGAGTATATTGAGGCACACGGTACAAAAGGGATAAGTGCAACAAAAGAAGAGGTTAAAAAGGCGAGGTATGTGTGGCGCGATTTGAAAAATTGGGAAAACAGAGCAAAGACCAAATGAAAACTAAAAAAGAAATAGAAACTCAGACATTAGAGGAAATGAGAGAAAGGTTAATAGCAAACGCCACAGAGAACGATGTTTATTTAAGTGCAATGAAACGGGAAAGGATAGTTTCAGGAAATGAACAAAAAATGGATGTTGTTAATAACATAAGAAGCAGAGAAACCAATGCAGTTCAGTTAGAGAGTGATATTGCTTTGGTTGAAGAAAAGTTGAAGGAAAAAATGAATGGCAAAGTATAACGAAGAAATTGTAAAACAATCTGAGAACAATATTAAAACAATGGGGTTTGCCTCTCATCCGGAGAATATAAACAGGAACGGCAGACCTAAAACAGGTCAGGCTCTAACGGATATTATGCGAGAGGTTTTAGAGGAGGACTTGCCGAGTGGAAAGAAACGCAAAGAAGCACTTGTAAGAAGAGTCCTAGAGTTAGCTTACGAGGGTAACGAGGCAATGATAAGAATGGCATGGAGTTATCTTGAGGGGATGCCCGTGCAAAGAAACGTACTTGCTGGAGATGAGGAGAATCCTGTGGTTATAGACATTAAGAAGACTTTAGAAAAGATATATGGATCCCCTGGAGAAGTGTCTACAAACAGCAAAGAATAGTGGGGTTGGCAGAGAGCAGGCTGAAAGACTGTTAGGTTGTTCATACGTTCCTCTACCTTGGCAGTGGGAGTTCCACGCCATTGCAAGGGATGCTGACAAAGATGGCGGCCCTGTAGATATTGGGGTAGGTGGAGCAAGGGGTCCGGGAAAGTCCCACGTTGTTTTGTCTCAGGCAGCTTTGGATGATTGTCAAAGGATACCCAGATTGAAAGGATTGTTTTTACGTCAAACGGGTACCGCAGCCAAGGAGTCATTTGACGATCTTGTGGAGAAAGTATTGTTGGACCATATTGCATATAAACGTGCTGGAATGACCTTAACATTTCAAAATGGTTCCAGAATCATACTGGGTGGATTCAAGGACGCCAACGACATAGACAAGTACATTGGAATTGAATACGATTTTATTATTATTGAAGAACTTAATCAGCTAACGGAAGAAAAACATACCAAGTTGAGAGGCTCTTTACGTACCAGTAAATCTGACTGGAGACCCCGCATATATGCCTCATTTAATCCCGGAGGAGTTGGCCACGGGTTCGTAAAGAGTAGGTATGTAATTCCGCACAGAGACAAGACAGAGAAAGATACTAGGTTTGTAGGTTCAACGTACAAATCCAATCCATATTTAAACAAAGAATATATTGAATATTTAGAGGGTCTTACAGGAGATTTGGGAAGGGCATGGAGAGAGGGAGATTGGGATACGTTTGCTGGGCAGGTGTTCAGTGAATTTAGATATGACATTCATGTTTGCAACAGGGTGGTGCCTAATCCAAGTTATCCACACTTCTTGTGGATAGACTGGGGGTACTCTGGCAGGGAGGAAGACGAGGGAGCTTTCTCCGCTCTTGCAGGTTCTCTGATACAGGATAAATATGATGGGACACCGTTTAATAGGGTTATTGTGTACAAGGAGTGGTGCGGGAAGTATAAGACACCCACTGAATGGGCGGAGAAAATTTACAGGGAATCTGAGGTCAAAGAATATAAAAGGTGTGTTGGAGATTCGGCAATGTTTAATACACAAACTGACGGCTCCAAACCCATTTCTAAACTAATGGAGGAGGAGTGGAATAACCTCAACAAAGGGCATTGGGTCACCATGATACCGGGTACAAAAAACCGTATAGGGAGAGTGGCTACCTTGCATGACTGGCTCTCAATAGCTCCCGACGGACTTCCTTATCTTTTAATAGCTGAGAATTGTAGTAATCTAATTAAAACACTTCCGCTACTGATTTACGATGAATATAAAATCGAAGATGTAGATACGAACTCCAACGACCATGCCTACGACTGCTTGACCTACGGTCTTTCAGCAATCAAATTTATATCTGCTAAAATTGGTGGTATCCAGAAAGAACCACTAAAGAAGAAAGCACTTCCTGCCGCACTTAGTGGATTAGACCTATCATTGTTTGAAAAGGTTGGGTCTGACAGAAGCAGGGATTGGAAAGTAACATGAACGAATTACTTTATACTTATAAATACAATCAGCCAATACACAACACCAAACTTAATCCTGAAACATTAAAACCACGGCCAGCAAAAAGAACATATACAGTGTGGATTGTTCCAACCAAAGACGATCAATGGCGTATGTATTATTGTCCTGATTGTAGAGAACCTGTTGTTAGGTATAAGGGAGATATAGTTGCCGAGATACCAGGAGAATCGCCCCACCCATACCCTTTGGAAGTCAGGTGCAAGAACCCTGGTTGTGGCAGAACCTTGGTATTTGAGGACGCCGTGAGACAAATTCTCTAATGTTATAATATTCCCATGGATGAAACCAACAAGATAAACGACCAATTACAAGAAATCGCCTCAGAAGCAGACCCATTAAAATTAGATTTAGATGATAAAACCTTTTGTGATGTATTTGATGATTTGATTGAGCAATCCCGTAGGCACTTCAAAAGTATAAAACTGTACGAGAGAAGGCAAAAGAATGAAGATTATTATTTAGGTAAACAGATAGAAAACCAAGAAAAAGCCAGAGAACTAAAGAAATATAACGCAAGATACTTAGATAACGTCATTTTTGAAGCAGAAGGAATTTTGAAAGCAGTAGCAGTATCAAGAGTACCTGATTTGATAGTTAAACCGGGAAACGATACTGAGGAAAGCAGGCAGGTAGCAGACGATTTAACTGAAGTATTAAACAATAGATTTAGGCAAAGAGAAAACAGATTGGTTCTTGGGACAGCCTATACCCATAGACCAATCTACTTTACGGGCATTATTAAAGCGTTATGGGACAGCGAGAGGGGTAAGAACGGTGATTATCTTTTTAATGTTATCCACCCAAACAATATAGACGTAGACCACACAGCAACGTCTGCTGATGCTGATGATATGAATTGGATTTGTCATACCTACGAGTTAACGATAAAAGAAATACTAATGAGATGGCCAAAGAAGAAAGAAGAACTGTTTAATAGTGAAGGATGGGACTTGTCAGTTGACCAAGACGAAAAGAAAATGGCAACTAAACTAAAAGTAAGTGAAATATGGTTTACTTGGTATAGGAAAGAAAACGAAAAGTGGGTTCGTGTAGAAGGGACTGCTTGGAAATACAAAAGGGTTGTATTTGATAAAATAAAACATCCTTACTGGGATTGGGAGGGTGAAACAAAACTATTTACCTTTGATGTTGAGACAAAAGGTAAAAGAGCTGTTGGTCAAGATGAAATAAGAAGTTCTCTAATAAACGGATATGGGATAACAAACCTCTCGGCTGAAAAGATATACCACAATCACTTTGATAGTCCTAGAAAACCTTTTAAGTTTATGTCACACGAGGGGCTTGGGACAATGCCTTATGACGAAACCACGTGTATGGAACAGTCTCTTTACCTACAAGACAATATTAATGTTAGAGGTAAACAGATAACTGAACTTGCTGGTTTGGCCAAAGGTAAGAATGTGTTTAGCACTGATAGTGGTTTAAACGCTGCCGATGTATCTCTTATAGATATGGCCGATCCCAACACTGACCTTTTAGTTGATGGTGATTTAGGCAAGGTCCATACATTTATTCCAGGCCAACAGCCAAGCGCTGCTTTGTTCCAGGATCAAGAACAAAACAGGCAGAGGATTTTTTCTAAAATGGGTACAAACGCTGCATTAAGAGGTGTTAGAGAAGGACCCGACCCTGCTACAAAGACACAA